CTACCATCGGGCAAAATTCTAGCAAGAAAAGCATTCTTGAAGTGATCTAATGAAGTGGACTTACCCACTCCAGATCCACCCAGCAACATTAAAGCTACTGGTTCAACTCTGGTACTATCTCTGCCTAAATTGGCAGCGCTGAACTTTTCTTCAATTTTTTCTAATTTCCGAATCTCTGTCAGCAATAGAGACAATATACCAGGAGAAGATCCACGCTTCAAAGAAACGGCGATGCTCTTTCCAGAGGTTATCACTGAGACCAATTCATTATGATTAAGAGTCGAAAATTCGAAATCGCTCTTTGATAAGCGGTAATGAATATCCATAGCTCTATCACAAAAATTGTCATAATCTTTACTTTCTGAGTCGAGGAAACGCATAGGGACCCCTCCGCACAATCTCGTAGAGATATAGTTGAAAGCCCACTCAATGACGGAAACAACTCCCCTGAAAATTTCTACCAAAGACTTATTAGCCCTATCAAAGGCTGAAAGCTTAGTAAATAAGAGTCCGGGAAGTTTGTTTAAACTTGACATGTTTATTGAATCAAATGAACTCCAAGACATCAAAATGGTGCTCAATAGAGTGCTAACACTCTGTAAATCACACATAAAATCCATCTGAGGTTCAATTCCTTCATCATTCAATCTTGCCAAAATGTTAGTCGAAATTGAAATAACTCTGCTCATAATGTCAGAAAGAGTAGGAATGTTAAGAAACCCACAATAACCAGCGGTAATTGTAGCAGAAGAAATAGCAATAACACAACTCGTTTTATCGTGTGTGTAAATTGAATGGATCGTTGATCCAATAGTAACGACAACGGCAGCTATGCCGAAGGCGTGATGGGTGAGACTCTTAGATAGGTCTGACCCATCGACCATGTCAATGACTTTTTGGAATATCTCCCTGCTAGGTTCATCTAAACCAGCAGTAACTCCAAATAGTCCATTCAAGAATTGAGGTTCTATCTTCCCAAATTTAGAATCGCGGTCAACGCGTTTAGACATAGTGTGTTTCTTCTTTTTCTCCTTAGCAAACAATCGAGCTTTTCGTTCCTTATCAGGAAGAAGCCTAGAAAATGGGGGCGGCTTCCTCTGTTTAGGAGGAGTTTTAAACTCCACAGTTTGCGGTATTATGCGATACTGAGAAGGGCAAAAGAAATACCCAGTCATACCCATATGTTGCAAAAACAAAGTGCTATACACATGGCTGTCAGAAGTGGCCATAAAGTTGAGCTTCAACGAATATAAAAATTCAGCTGCTGAAAAAAATTGATAGTTGACAGGACGTAGATAAATTCTGGGAGAATTGACATAAGGATGCCTGAAATCCTCTAATCTCAAATGTGGCAAATCGCCCACCATAAAA